GCCTCGCCGCCGCCCGCGCGGGCGCCACCACCCGCGAGGCCGACCTCGCCCACGACGCCCGCGAACTGATGCGGCTCGGCGCCGACATCCACCAGGCCGCCGAACGCCTCGGCGTCAGCCGCAACCACCTCCAGCAAGCCATGCTCCGCCACCCGGCAGACCAGGCGGTGGCGGCGTGAGGAACCGCTACGCCAGCCGGCCGGCCGAGACCGCGGTCATCCACGGCGACGGCACCCGCCACTGCGCCTGGTGCGGAGACTACATAGACCCCCTCGACTGGTGCGGGGCCTGCACCGAGAACGCGCCGTGCGCCACGACAGGCGGCCCGCACCGCCGGCTCCGCAAGCGCTCGGACGCCGCGTTCTGCGACGGCAGTTGCCGCTCCGCCTACCGCAACGACACCGGGCCGCAGATCACCTCGCGGAACTACCGGTGACCGCCGTGCCGTGCCGGCCGCGCGACCGGCCCTGACAGCAGCACACCAACAGACCCCATCCGCAACAGCCAGGAAGAAGAGACCTGATGGCCGAGAAGGACAAGCGCACCTACGTCAAGGTGCACGACGGCCTGCCGGACCACCCGAAGATCATCGAGGCGGGAGGCGAAGCCGGTTGGCTCTACATCTGCGGACTCGCCTACGCGTCCCGCCAGCTGACCGACGGCGTGATCCCGGTGCGTCTCGTGCCCCGGCTGACCGACGGAAGCAAACCCGAAGCAAGTGCTTCGGCATTGGTACGCGTTGGCTTGTGGCACGAAGGCCAGCACAGCTGCGAGCGGTGCCCCCAGGGCGGCGCCGACACCTACGTCATCCACGACTACCTCGTGCACCAGCGGTCCGCAGCAGAGGTTGCAGACCTCAGCGCCAAGCGCTCCGCCGCAGGTCAGCGCGGCGGAAAGCGCTCCGGGGAGTCACGCCGAGCGGCCTCCACGCGCGAAGCAAACCGCGAAGCAAGTGCTTCAGCAAAACCGAAGCAACTTGGAAGCAAAACCGAAGCAGAGACAGAGACAGAGACAGAAGAAGAAAAGAGATATACGCGAACTCCTGCGGAGCCCGCGGATACCCCTCCCCGAGCCGACGTCGAACGCGTATGCCGCCACCTCGCCGCCGTCCTTGAGAAGGGCGGCAGCAAGAAGCCGAGGATCACCGACCGCTGGCGCAACGACGTCCGCCTCCTGCTCGACAAGGACGGCATCACGCCCGAGCAGGCCGTAGCTGCCATCGACTGGGCCCACAGCAACGACTTCTGGCAGGCCCACATCCTCAGCCCGGCCAAGCTCCGCGCCAAGTACGACACCCTCCGCCGCCAGGCCGCCGCCGAACAGCGCAAGGGCCACCCCGCCGGCCCGTCCACCGCACCCCGAGAGATGACCCCCGAGGAGGTCCAAGATGCACTCCGCTTCGGCTGACGAGCTCAGCCCCCGCGAGTCCGTGCTCGTCGAGCGGCGCCTCGCCGCCACCAGCCAGTTCGATGCCCGCATCCCCACCATCTACCGCCAGGCCTACGACCTGCCCGAGGAAGTCGCCGGATGGATCGCCGGCTGGGGCGGCACCAGCCTGTTCCTCACCGGCCCGATCGGCGTCGGCAAGACGCACACCGCCTGGCACACCTGCCGCCGCTGGATCGAAGCCCAGTACGGCCCCGGCCAGCCCTGGCAGGGCACGCCGATCGTCAAGACCTACCGCTCCACCGCCCTGTTCGATGCCCTCCGACCCGACGCCCCCGACGGCGAGGGCCGCGCGCTAGTGAAGACCCTCCAGAACGTCGACCTGCTGTTCATCGACGACCTTGCCGCGGCCCGCCCCTCGTCGTGGACCCAGGAGCGCCTCTTCGAGCTGTTCGACGAGCGCTACATCAACCGCCGCCCCGTGATCATCACCTGCGACGTGCTGCCCAACCAGCTCACCGAGGTCGTCGGCCCGCGCGTCGCCTCCCGCCTCGCCGAGATGTGCCGCGGCAGCGTCGTCCTCCTCCAGGGCGCCGACCGCCGCAAGGGAGCCGCCGCGTGACCACCGACATCGACATGTGGGACCAGGACGCCGCCCCCTCCTCGTCGGCGCCCGCCGACCTCGAGGCCGAACGGATCCTCGCCGCCACTGTTATGGCCCAGCCCAGCCTCGTCGACGACCTCGCCGCCGAAGGCTTCGACCCCGCCGACATCAGCGACGAGCGAATGCGCATGATCTGGTTCGCCGTCGAAGACCTCGCACCCAGCCTCACCTCCGGCGAGATCCGCTGGGAGGCCGTCGCCCGCAAGCTCGACGCCTGGCACGCCGAAGGGCGCATGGGTAGCCGGCCGCTCAACGGCGTGCAGCTCGCCGAGCTGTACAACCAAGCCATGCCTGGCGCCGCCGGCTACTGGGCCGAACGCATCAGTCGCGTCGCCGTCGCCGCCCGTACCGCAGCCCTCGGTGTGACGATGCGCGTCCGCGCCACCAACCCGGCCTTCGACCCCGACACCGAGGTCGCCGAGTTCCAGGTCGAGTTCGACAACCTCGCCCGGCCGGCTGCCACCCGCAAGGCCTCGCTGCTCGGCGACCTGCTGCCCGCCGCCCTGAAGCGGGCCACGACCAAGCCCACCGCCGAGGAGCGCATCCCCACCGGGTTCATGGACCTGGACATCCTGCTGTCCAGCGGCTGGGCGGCCGGCCAGCTCGTCGTCGTCGGTGCCCGGCCGGCCATGGGCAAGACGACCTTCGCCTCCGGGCTCGCCCGGGCCGCCGCCATCACCCACAAGATCCCGACGTACTTCGCGTCGCTGGAGATGAGCGAGGACGAGCTCACCAACACCATTCTGTGCAGCGAAGCCAAGATCGCCCTGCACCACCTCAAGCAGGGCATCGTCTCCGACGGCGACCTCGCACGGGCCGCCCTCAAGCTGCCCGCCATGGGCGAGGCCCCGCTGTACATCGACGACAACCCGAACGTCACCCTGCCCAGCCTGCGTGCCACCGTCCGCAACCTCGTCCGCACCGCCGGCCTGCGGCTCCTCGTCGTCGACTACCTGCAGCTCATGCAGGCCCCGCGCGCAGAGTCCCGGCAGGTCGCCGTATCGATGCTCTCGCGCGGACTCAAGCTCCTTGCCAAGGAGTTCGGTATCACCGTCGTCGTCCTCGCCCAGCTCAACCGTGGTCCCGAGCAGCGCACCGAGAAGAAGCCGATGGTGTCCGACCTGCGGGAGTCCGGATCGATCGAGCAGGACGCCGACATTGTGGTCCTGCTGCACCGCGAGGACGCCTACGAGAAGGAGTCGCCGCGCGCGGGCGAGGCCGATCTGATCGTCGGCAAGCACCGAGGCGGCCCCACGGCGACGATCACCGTCGCCGCCCAGCTCCACTTTAGTCGTTTTGTCGACATGGCTCAGAGCTAGGACGCGCGATGACCGGACCCAACCCCGAGGACATCGCAGCTCTCCGAGCCGACGGCGACCTCACCGCCTATCTGATCTCCCTGACCGGCCGCACCCCGGCCAAGCCGAAGCCGGCCGAGACAGCCGCCGAGCCGGAGCCGCCCGTCTACCACATCCCGCGCAAGGGCGCCTGGCCGTGCGGCACTGCCCCGTCCGGCCCGACCCCGCCGCCGTGCAGCCACCACCCGGCCGCCTGAGCCGCCCCCGTCACCACCACCCGGCACACCCACAAACACGGAGACCCACGTGATCGCCAGCCCGCCCTACTACCGCGACGAGCAGGTGACCCTGCTCCTCGGCGACGCCCTGGAGCAGCTGGACACGCTGGACGCAGGCAGTGTCCAGTGCATCGTCACCAGCCCGCCCTACTACTCGCTACGGGACTACGGCTGGGACGGGCAGTACGGCCTCGAAGCGACACCCGCCGAGTACATCGAGCAGATGTGCCAGCTGTTCGCTGAAGCCCGCCGTGTGCTCGCCGACGATGGCACCCTGTGGTTGAACCTCGGCGACACGTACTACAGCGCCAAGGGCGCCTCCACCGGACTGGATCGCCGGCAAAAGGCCCGCCGCGGGTTCGCTCGCCCCGTCGACCGCAGCGGCCTTGGCTACCCGCGTAAGAGCCTGCTGATGATCCCCGCCCGCGTAGCGATAGCGCTGCAAGAGGACGGCTGGACGCTCCGCTCGGAGATCATCTGGGATCGCATCAACCCGCTGCCCGAGGTCGCATCGGATCGGCCGGCCCGCCGCACTGAACGCCTGTACGTACTGGCCAAGCAGGCCCGCTACCGCTACGACCGCAGTGCGGACGGCGCTGCCACCGACCTGTGGCAGATCGAACCCGACCGGTCCGCCGCGAGTGCCGGGCACACGGCACCGTTCCCGCTTGAGCTCGCCGCCCGCTGCATCGCATGTGGCAGCCGGCCCGGCGACACCATCTTGGACCCGTTCTCGGGCTCGGCTACGACCGGTGAGGCCGCGCTCAAGCTGGGGCGCCGCTACATCGGCATCGACGGCAACGCGGCCTATCACGATCAGGCGCTCACTCAACGGTTCGCGCAACGCGGCTTTGACTTCACCGCCGCATGACCGCACCCACGGCAAGGCCCGCCCGTGCAGCA